TCTAGACGGACAAGTAAGAAAGATGGGTGAACATTTTTCAAACGGTCTTTTAAGACCGGGAGATTTTAATGGCGCTCCGGAGGAAATAATTAATTGCAGATGCACGATTTTGCCGGTGATACCGGAAGAACTGCAACCGGAAGATACAGACATTACCCAAGCCGAAAGGAGCAGATGGGAAAATTTTGAGGACATTAACAAACGGTTAGAAAAAGCGCGGCTGAGTGATGCTGAGTTAAAGCAAATGAATAAAAAAGCATTTCCACAGCTAGGTGAGCAGTCGAAAAAGGACCTTTATAAGTACACAAAATCCAGCAATAATATAAACAACGGGTTGAGAGAAGCGGATGATCTTAGTAATATACTGAAAAGGCAAGTAGATTCAATCGATGATGCGTTTAAGTCTAAAGCGGCGGTTCTTGATAAAGACATAACAGTTATGAGAGGATCAACAAAAGAAGTTTTTGGATTAAGTGAGAATCCAACCGCGGCAGAGCTTAATAAATTGGTGGGTACAACGTTTAAAGACAATGCCTACATGTCAACAACAACAGATAGACAAGTTGCATTGCATTTTGGATCGAAAGTAGAAGTGCATATTTATTGTCCGAGCGGAACGCGAGCGCTTCCACTAGACGGGGCATCACATTTTAAAAGCGAGATGGAAGTTTTGTTGCCAAGAAAAACTAATATAAGCATAACAAAGGCTTATGAATGGACGAAAGATTTTGGTGGAGGAGATATTGTTAAAGGGATTAGAATAGAAGCTATAATGTTGCCATGAAGGAGAAGCCATGACCAAAGAAGTAAAAAAAGAGGAAGCTAAAATAAGACCTAAGAAAGAGTTTATAGATAGATTCACATGGAAAAAGGGAGATATTCAATTTGTTAAGGTGAGAGAACCCAAAAAAGAGGTGATGAAATGAAGTTGAAAACTGGTAATGGAATGGACTTGATAACTCAACGGATGCAACTCAAAGACTTTAATGCTAATGTGGCAAAAGAGTACGCAGAGGAGTATAATCTAAAAGAGGAGGATATTCAGTTCATAAGAAAAGGACTTGTTCCTGCGGATTTAAAGTTTGACGAAAAGGAACACGCGGTTATAAGTTACATTACGACCGCGGCAAAAGATAGGGATATGGAAATCGTGGAACCGAAGGGCGCGTTGCTCGACGACTATCGAAAAAATCCTATCGTATTGTTTTGCCATAATTATCATGAATTGCCGATAGGTAAAAACATGTGGATCAAAGCAGACGAGAAAGGTCTTATAGCAAAAACGGTTTACGCGTCCCATGAGGAAGCGCAGAAAGTTTATAACTATAGGAAGGAAGGTTTTCCGTTAGCCGAATCCATAGGATTTGTGCCGCTTGCATGGACTGACTATAACGAAAGCGAGCGAGCAAAGAACGGTGGAGTAAGGAGATCATTTACAAAATGGCTTCTTTTGGAATATTCAGACGTTCCGGTTCCAAGCAATCCCGAAGCGTTGATGGTTGCGGTTGGTAAGGGTTTAATGGAACAATCAGTAGAGCCGGTGAATACCACGGTCGAGATTACAGAAAAAGAACTTACTATCTGTCCTTATTGTGAGAAAGAGATAGCCGAAGATGAAATCGAAACTGACGGGATCTTCACGTATCATATTCCATGCAAGGACAAAGGCGCTATAATAGAACTACCAGAGGAAGAAAAAGCGGAGAAATATAATTGCGAATGTATCAAGTGTGGATGGAAAACAAAAACAAGCAAACATTGTAACGAGATTAAATGTGATAAGTGTGGCGGCGAAATGAGAAGGGCAGAAAGACCGGGTCCGGGCAAAGAGATCGACGACGAAGAAAAAGAAGGCCGGGTGCTATCTTCAAAGAACAGATCACTTATAACAAATTGCGTGGTAAGTCTTGGAGAAGCCGCAAAAAATCTTGATCTTTTGTTAGAAGCAACGGATGATGTACCGGATCCAATTATAGATGCTGACAAAGATATTGATCCAGAAAAAATTGAGTTCGTGGATAGCGATATTGATTTTGACGGAGAGATTGAACCTGATCCTGAGGTGGAAGATGTATTCGATCCGGAGCCTGAACTCGATCCGGAGCCTGAACTCGATCCGGAGCCTGAACTGGTTGAGAATGTTCTAGACTTTGAACCGGAGGTTAAGGATCCTGAACTTGACTTAAACAATATCGACATGAAAGACATTTTTAGTAGAGCAAAAGAAAATGCAGGCGCGACTAATGTAAAAGAAATAGTTGACACAACTATACAAAAACTTCAAGGCAAAGTCCTTTGAAGATATACCAAGATATTAGGTAAAGGGATCAGAGATAATCGAGAGTATTAGAAGAAATTCGGAGATACTAAAATTATCAGATTACCGGATCTAGAGATATCTGAGATGGAAAGAGATATGAAAGAGAGGTGACGGAAAATGACACAGAAAGAGTTTGAACTATTGTTAGCGAACAATATCAAAGAAGCTCTGGAAGAACAGAGGGTCGAGATAACGAACGAAATCGCTACAGAAATTGATACAAAGATCAAGTTATTTTATTTGAAAGAGAAACCAACAAGGAAGCTTTCTGAAGAAGGATTAAATGATGATCCGGCAATGAACTTTAAGACATGGGGTGAACAGCTCCAAATGGTCAGAAAAGCGGCAACCGGTGTTATAGATCCTAGGTTGGTAAAAACTGTTTCAGGGTTAGGCGAGAACGACGATGCGGCTGGGAACTTCTTGGTTCAAGCAGATTTTGCAACTGAGTTAATTCGTAACACGCATAACGGTTCAACCTTGGCAAAGAAATGCAGAAAGATCCCTATTAGCTCTAACGCGAACAGCTTGATAATCAATGGACTTGATGAAAAGTCTAGAAAAAATGGTAGCCGTTATGGTGGAATCCAAGTTTATTGGACAGATGAAGCCGCAACAGTAACGGCAACGAAACCTTCGTTCAGACAGATTGAATTGAAGTTGAAGAAACTCACAGGCGCGTATTACGCAACAGATGAATTGTTGGATGATACAACCGCGCTTCAATCAGAGTGTGCAAGTGCGTTCTCAGAGGAGTTTGCGTTTAAAGTTGATGACGCGATTCTTGATGGCGGCGGCGGTGGCAGACCGTTAGGTATTCTTAAAAGCGGTGCTTTAATACAGATCGCTAAAGAAACTGGACAGGCCGCAGATACCATCCTAGCAGAGAACATCATGAAGATGCCCATGAGATGTAGTGTTGGTAGCCGACCAAAAGCTGAATGGTATTACAATATAGATTGTGAACCACAGCTTGCAAAAATGACATTAGTAGTTGGAACCGGCGGAATTCCGGTTTACCTACCAGCCGGTGGACTTTCACAGGCTCCGTATGGTGCTTTATATGGCAGACCAATGACACCGCTAGAACAATGTTCTGGTTTAGGCGACGTTGGAGATCTCATATATGGCGACTTTAGTAAATACCTGCTTATAGAAAAATCCGGGATAGCTGCTAGTCAGTCTGTCCATGTAAGATTTTTGTACAATGAGCAGATATTCAAATTCGTTTATAGGTTAGATGGACAACCTCTTAACAATGGACCTCTCGCGCCGTACAAGGGCACAACGACGACTTCGCCGTTTGTAGCTATTGCGGCCAGAGCGTAGAAGGGAGGATAATATAATGGGTAAATTCTTACAGAAGAATCATATAGTTCCGGGAGTATGGCCAGTAGATTTTAATGATGCAACTCCGACTTGTGATTATGTGTCAATGAAGAATTATAAGCATCTAACGATCCACATCATGTTAGCCACAGCAGGAGGAACCTCCGCGGTTACGGTCAGTCAGGCTAAAGATGTCGCGGCAACCGGAGCAAAGACACTGGCATTTATTGAGTACTTGATGTCCGGGTCAAAATGGAAGTTCACCGGAAAATCCGCCGCTGATTTTGCTGTTGGTGAAACAGTGACCGGTGCTGGTGGAGCAAGTGGTGTTGTTTACGAAGTTGGAGCAGATTATCTA